AAATTTAAAATGGTAGGAATATAAAATGAATATTTTTAATTTTACAGGCAATTTAGGCAAAGACTGCGAAGTAAAAACATCACAAAACGGCAAAATTTACGCTGTATTTAGTGTTGCTGTTAAGTCGGGGTGGGGTGACAATCAAAAAACAACATGGGTAGGTTGCTCTATTTTCGGTAAAAAAGCAGAGGGCGCATTACCTCAGCATTTGAAAAAAGGCACTCAAGTTGCAATAAGTGGAGAACTGTCAATGGATGAGTGGACGGATAACGCAACTGGCGCAGTTAATAAAATGCTAAAAGTTAATGTTCAGAATCTTGATTTAATCGGCGGCAATCCAAGCCAATCAGCACAACCACAAGCGCAACCACAAGCACAACAGCAACAGCAATACCAGCAACAAGCACCACAACAATCGCCACCACAGCAACAGGCACCACAACCAAACGCAGGCTCCGGGTCTGTTAATAACAATCAGCAATTTCAACAGCATGCACCACAAGGTAATGGTCAAAATAATGATGGTTGGGGTACGCCGGCACAAGACGAACAGAAAGCGCCATTCTAAATTAAACAATTAACGCAGGGGTAAAACCCTGCAAGGTGGAATTATGAATAATTTAATAGAAGAATTTAAAGCTTTTAAAGATGATAAGCAGCGCTGGGAATGGCTAATTAACCATAAAGACCAAGGTGTCTCTTTAGAGCTTGATAATGATATCACTATGGTTATTTGTGATGAGTCGGGAGAGTATGCATGTTTTGATGATTACATTGGATATAGTGCTGGTGTGTTTGATCTTATGGCTGCAATCGGCATTAACTGTGAATCTTGTTAGTAAATAAACATTAAATTAAAGGTGAAGATATGAATATTGGTGGTTTATATAATTGGAAGAATCAAAAAGAACGCTTGATTTATCTTGGTAATAATTGGAGTGGGAACGGGTTTTGGCATCAATTTGCAAAAGTTGAGAGTCAGAATGTTGTTTGGTGTGAGGTTTTAGGGTCTGATTTAAATAACATCGAAGAAACAAAACACAAATAACAGGCATTAAAAAGCCCGTTCAAAAGGCGGAATGAACGGGCTTTAACGCGGAAAAGGCGTTTAAGAGGTAATTCTAATCGTATTTATTGAGAGTAGCAACATGAAAATTAAATATATAAAGCAGGCGGGAGGTGTATTGGTACCAGCTAGTGATTTAGAAGCGGATAGAATGACTCGGTTTAAAACTGGTGAGATGTATGAGGTTGAAATTAAACTAACTCGCAACGCTAAGTTTCACGGGATGGTATTCGCATTTTTTACGTTCTGTTTTAATCATTGGTCGGCAGAAAGAACGCATTGGAAGTTTCAAGATGAAGATATGCAGTACGATAACTTTAGAAAAGAGTTAACCAAGCTGGCAGGGTTTACGGTTACTGTGTGGAATTTAGACGGTAGCTTTACTATAGAGGCTAAATCTTTATCTGTTGGCAGTATGTGTCAAGAAGAGTTTTCAAGCTGCTACAAAGCATTAATACAGGCGGCCATGACTCATATATTTAAATCTGCTGATAACGACACAATGAATAAATTATATTCTTTTTTCTAATTATGGAAATAAGACCTTTACAACAATAGCAAAGATAGGCTATTGTTCTCATACCAACAAGGCAAACAACAAGGCGGATTTATGAAAGAGTTAAGCATTGATATTAATTTTGAAAGCGACAGTGCAGATTTTGTATTAACTGTTGACGTTGAATATGAAGTTACCGGTAGTTATGAGGCTGCTAGCCATGATTCAGAAGGTTGTGAGCCTGAATTAGAGTTCACAGCTCATTACCAAGAAAGCGGTAATGAATTGCCAGTGTGGATTCTAAGACAGGTTAGCGAGTTTATTGACGAAGAATGTTGGTCACATTATCAGAAAGACTGTAATGAAAATGCTGCTGAATGGTTCGCAAGTAAGGCAGAAGATGATTATTTATTTGGATAGGAGTATTTAGAATTAAAAAATTGTGCCGGTTAATTAAGAAAGTAAAAAAGAGAATGAAGAAGAAGAAAAGGAAAACTGTTTTTGTATTTGAAGAAACGAAATGCAAAGGCGTTATTATTATAAGCAAGACTGAAAAGAGAGAGTAAAAATGGAAACCTACGGATATTTAGCGTTAATACTTTTGACTGGAACAGTGGTTTTTATACGTTTGCTGTATATCGATAAGACAACCCCAAAGCCAGACGAGTTTTAATAAATTAGGTGTGTTTATAGTGCAAAAGTGCTATAATAAATAAGCGGATAGTCTTTAGATAGCTTCTTAAGATGAAAGGGAAAACCTACGCCTTTCCGCAATTCAATTCAGTAGGTCAATTTAAAAGGTAGGGTCAAAATGAGAAAATCAAAACGCGAATTTGAAGAAAAATATATTGTAGAGTTAGGGTTTACAAAGGCTGAATATGACGAGAAATTTGTAACTCTATCTTGTAATTGTGGTGTAACTAATTGTGATGGCTGGGCATCAATAGACAATAATCAAAAGTCCATTAACACGCACATTTCAAGATTTGGTGAACACAGTGGCAGTTAAACAAATATATATCTGTGAGTTTCCAGAGCCAGTGCGCGAACCATTAGAGCTTGGTGAGTATTATTATATTATGTCAATTATGACTGACTACATTTTAAAACATCAATGGCAAGATACAGAAATAGATCGTGAATGGCTTGAGTTAGGTTTGATTCAAAGAACAGAAGACGGCGCAGAACAGCATAGAGCAGCGGTTTTATCTATTACCTCGAATTAAAGGCGGATATTATGTTTAAATTAGGAAAAAGAAGTGCGAAACGTTGGGAGGGAATACACCCGGACGCTATTTTAATTATCTCTGAAACGTTGAAGGTTTCACCGGTAGATTTTGGAGCGCCGCAGGACTCAGGCGTTAGAACGGCTAAACGTCAAAAGGAAATGTATGACGACCCTAAAATTAAAACCAATTGCGATGGTTACTATAAACACAGTAAGCATCAAATAAAGGTTGGTGATAAGTACGGCATGGCATTTGATTTTTATGCATTGGTGAATAACAGGGCGAGCTGGGAAATATCTCACCTATCATTAGTTTATGGGGCATTACACGCAACATCAAAAAGATTATTGCAAAAAGGATTAATCACCCATGAATTAGTTTGGGGTGGGACATTTGGTAGTGATAAGTTTCAAGGATGGGACGGCGGGCATTGTGAGCTTAAAAAAGTAGTTAACTAACGGGAGGTGATGACAATCTCGTAATAAGCCATACGTTAGGCTTATCGCCGCTTTAGTAGCGTAACTAAGGCAAGCCCCAACTCTTTGAGAAAAGACACGGGGTATTTTAATTCATTAAGTAGAGTGTGAGTTATGAGAAAGAAAATAGTTTATGCGTATTTAAGCGGAATTGAGCAATATAAGTTATACGGTTGTCATGGTGAAGACCCAACAGGTAAATACATAATTCCGTACATTGAGTGTCAGACAGATATTTACCCTGAAAAAGATATTAAAACGGAATTTGTAAATTTAGACACTGATGGATGGTTAAGAATAAAAGCCGGGTTTTTATGGGATGGTGCAAGTGGGCCAACAATTGATACTGAATCTACTATGCGACCATCTTGCAATCACGATGCCTTATATTGGTTAATGTTAATCGGCATGCTTAGGGATAAAAACAGAAAGAAAGCAGATAAAGAACTCAGAAAGCAATTGCGAGAGGATGGAATGGGAAGGTTTAGAGCTTGGTATTGGTATCATTTCGTTAGAGCGTTTGGCGGTAGTCATGCGAGGAAATAAACAAACAGAATGGGCAAGCAATAAATTGGCAAATTGTAGTCCATCTGATAAATCAAATTACAAGAAAGTATTAGCATTGTGGCAAGGACGAGTAAAAGAAAAAGAAGAGTGTTGTACTGGTACGCCATGCAGCAATAAATGCCCACGTTACGGATTATAATAAGGCGGATTTATGAATGATAAGAAAGCAAAGATAAGATGGACTGGTACAAATTTTGAAGAGATTTCTAGGTTTTTTAAAAAAGCTGGTATGCCAAAAAACTTAAATGGAAGATTCGATGAATTAGGTATACAGGGTGTTCGTGGATGGGTACAACCACTTATGATGATTAGAGTTAGTGAAAATGGTAAAATTACCTTTGGTTACTAATGAATGTAATGGCAAACTCAAGTGATGAGCAGGTATAATAAACTGTGTCTAAATGCTATAATTGATACACACCTAAAGGGGAAATTTATGCCACATAAAAACATAAAGCAGAAAGCGAAAAAGCAGCCACAACGTAAAGCAATCGCATCCGGCGGTAAAACTAAACGTAAAGTGGTGAGCAGCAATGGCTAATCTAATCAAGAAGAAACCGTACATTAAAGTAAAGAAAAAGAAAGCCAAAAAGAAAAAGCCAGCTAAGAAAAGTTATTAAAAGTTTTCAGGGAATGACCGTTAAGACTCCAGTTTTACAGGGAAGTTGACTGAGGCCATAAACAAACCATAAAGAAGGTGGTTAGAATGAAAAGATTATTATTAGTGTTGCCAATTGTGTTTTTAGTTGGATGTAGTCGCGTAGGTTATTACGAAATAGATGTGCTTTGCATTAGTGGAGTTAAGTTTGCTTTTATAGAGTCAACTTTTGATGGAAGTATGGTTTTAGAGGCCATACCAGACCCAACACAAATCGAAGTATACCAAGCATGTGAAGAGTAACAATTAAACCTAAAGAGAGGGTTTAGAATGAAAACAGAAATTAAAGAAAATTATCCTGAAATAGACTGCGTAGACCCTAAACATTTTTATTGTAAGTGTGAATTTTGCGGGTTAACTCCATGTGTAGGTGGATTTAAAGACATTAGAAAGGGAGAGGTGTGCTTTAGTAATCCTTTGCGTTATGAGAGTAAACCAAAGTTGCAAATGCGTATGGGACAATTCGAACCATTAGATATTGAAAAAAGCCTAGTAGATATAACCAGTTACTCTCAAGATGAAGTAACAATGAATTATGAGGAGGACTAAGAATGTCCGAAGCAAAGAAGAAGGCAGGCCAACCCACAAAGTACAAAGAGATATTTGTAGAGCAAGCCTATAAGGTTTGCCAAAAGCATGGATACCTAGATAAAGATTTAGCTGATCACTTTAGTGTTTCAGTAGCGACAATTAATGTATGGAAAAATGAATATCCCAAATTCATAGAGTCCATAAAAAAGGGTAAAGAAGAATTTGATACAGATCAAGTGGAATCAGCCCTGTTAAAACGTGCAATGGGCTATGACATAATCGAGAACAAAGAAGAGTCTAGCAGCCAAGGTTTAAAGACTACTAGCACAGAGAAGCACATAGCCTCTGATACAACAGCCATGATATTTTGGCTCAAGAATAGACAGCCTAAACGATGGCGCGACAAGCAAGAGATTGAACACAGCGGTAGTATTGGAATGGCTGAACGTTTAGTTAGGGCGCGCGACAATGCAAAACGATGATGTGATTGAATTTCACGGATACTGTGAGTGTGATTGCTGTTTGGATAAGAGGGCGTATTGTCATAACGTAAAGTCTCCATACAAAATTGATACCATATGTAATGTGTGCGATGAATGTTCTAATAAGATCACAAAAGCAGGGAAGCTTGATAATTACAATCCTAAAACAGACGCTCAAAAAGACTTAGCAAAAGCAGAACAATTGCTGATAAGGTCTCGCTCTAGATCAAGAAAAGACTCGCTATTTAAAGTAATAATAAATCATTTTAAAAAGTAAACTATTTTTAAGTAATGGGAATTTAAATGGTAGAGACAGTTAATGACGAACTACTAGCTGATGAGATAGGCAAGTTTTACGATGACCCACTAGGGTTTGTAATGTTTGCTTATGATTGGGGTGTTGGAGACTTAAAAGGTTTCGATGGCCCTGATGAATGGCAAAGGGATGCATTAAATGATTGGGGTAACGCTATCAAGGAGAGAAGCTTTGATGGCGTTAACCCCGTTGCGCCTTATCAATCTTCAATCTCATCAGGTCATGGTATCGGCAAAAGCGCATTTACCGCATGGGTTACTAACTTTATAATGTCCACCCGTCCTTACTGCAAGGGTGTGATAACCGCGAATACATCACCTCAATTGCAAACTAAAACATGGGCAGAGGTTGCTAAGTGGACTAAGCGTTCAATCAATGGACATTGGTTCGATGTTACCACTGGCATGGGTTCCATGAAGATGGTCCATAAAGATCACCCTGAATCATGGCGAGTGGATGCTTTAACCTCCACCAAAGAAAACGCTGAATCATTCGCAGGTTTACATGCTGCCAACTCAACACCTTTCTATATTTTTGATGAAGCATCGGCGGTACCTGATGTTATTTGGGATGTTGCCGAGGGTGGATTAACCGATGGGGAACCAATGTGGTTTGTGTTTGGTAATCCTACTCGAGCAAGTGGCCGCTTTCATCAGTGTTTTAATAGACAAAAGCATCGGTGGAATACTAAACAGATTGATAGCCGAACAGCTAAGATGACCAACAAAAAGAAGATTCAAGAGTGGGTCGATGATTACGGCGAAGATTCAGATTTCGTACGCGTTCGTGTTCGTGGCCAATTCCCTAAGCAAGGTTCATTGCAATTCATTCCATCTGATTACGTTGAGCGCTGTAATGAATATGATGTTGAAGTATTCAAAGGCTCGATTAGAACAATAGCGGTTGATGTTGCAAGGTTCGGCGATGACCAAACAGTTATCAGTTATAAGGCTGGCCGAAAACTTTACCCTCTGTATAAATATCGTGAGTTGGATACCATGGCAACGGCTTCATTAGTTGCTGAGGGTATTGAGTCATTCAAGCCACACGCTGTATTTATTGATGGCGGTGGTGTTGGTGGTGGTGTTGTCGAGCCTTTGAATACTTCAACATCATATTCATTACAGCGCTCAACGTAATCAGATGGAATGAATTGCAATGAACCTTGCTTAGGGAATTGGCC